TTTAATACGCATGCCATATTTTTATAATTTTAATTTGTTTATAATAAGGAGGGTTGCCCCTCCATTAATTTTTATCCTACGTAAAGAACATTCATTGCTTGATTCACAACGTGTGCAAAAATAGTCATGATGTTTTTTACAAACATATCTTCACGATTGAAAGCAATTTTGTTAACTTCAAATTTATTAATATCAGAAGTTAAATCAGTACACCAGTAAATATAGTCCGGACGTGCTGCGATTAAAACGTTACTTGCTAATGGTACAAATTGTAATTGAACTCCATTGTAAAAATAAGCTTCAGTTGGTTGACCTAAATTAGTTACCGCAAATAAATCACGATAAGTAGCAGTAATGTTATAAACGTTTATAAATTGCTTTACATTGTAAGGACAATAAATAAAAGGTTTAACAGTTCCAAATAAAACACGAGCAGGAATTGCGTTGTAAACTTTTGCCATTTCGGTAGCGATATTAGAAGAGTCTAAAGTAGTTCCAGCCACCTTAACACGAGTTCCTAAAGCACCACCATTATAAATCATTCTAGTTGCAACACCATCAAGTAATGAAGCTGAACCCGAAGCAACTAATGTTTGTTCTGCAGCACCTACTGAACCTTGACCAGTTCCTGGAGTTAAAGCAGCAACCGCTGTTCTAGTAGCACTTGTTGCACCATTCCAAAACTTATTTTGTAAATCTTCAGCAATTAAATTACCGTAAGACTTTAATACTACTGAACCAAATTCACTTGATTCAATTTCCCATGCACCTGGCTTCATGCTTCTATTGAAACGTGAAGAACGTAAAGTGTTCGGGTCAAATTCTTGGTAGTACATTATTTTAGTTGGAGTGATAGCTGTATCTACTATTGAGAAAGTACCAGCCGAAGTTGGAGCACCACTTGAGTATGCTGTCATCGTGGCCGAATTATCATTTTCGGTAAATATGGTATCGCTCTTGATGTCAGTTGCTAAACTTACTAAGTTTTTGTTTACTGTGTCATTTGCGAATAAAATCTCTTCGATAATCGGCTCGACCGCTTTACCTCTGATGTCTACTATTGTTGCTGAAATTGCCATTTTATATTTTTTTTTAAATTGTTATTAATTAATTATTTTGATAATCTGAATTTTTCTAAAGGACTTAATTCTTCCCAATTTTTAGAAACCTTAGTTTCATTTTGTATTGGTGTGTTTAAGATTTCGTTAACTACTTTGTTAAGTAAAACAACTTGTTTTTTTAAACTAGATATTTGACTTTCTAAAGATACTTGCATTGCACTCATTTGAGTTTTCATATCGGGCATCTTTAATTCTGGAGCAACTACTTCAGGTAACTCAGGAGCTTCTTCTTTTGTACTTGCAATCTCAGCTACTACTCCACTTGTAATTGTTACGATGTTGCCATCTTCCATTGTATATTCGCCATCCATTACTGGACTAGCTGTGCCACTTGTAATGTCCATTATTGCAGTTCCGATAACTAATTCGCCATCATAAGCAAATACTAAACCATCAACTGTTTTAGCTTCTTTTAATTTAACTTCAGGAGTTTGCTCGGTACTTGGTTTTTTTTCGTCAGTTGGCATTGTAGGTTTTTCAGCAACTGGATTAAGACCTTCTAAGGCCACACGTTCATCAACACTTAATTTAGTAATGATAAAGTCTTTAATTTTTGAGATAACATTTGTTTCCATAATTAAATAATGTTTAAAGTTTTTAAATTGTTTATTATTTTTATTATTTGTTCGTCTGACATAGTTACTTTTTTTACTTCAGCAGTTTTAAATAACCCATCAATCGAAACGCCATTAACCTCACCCGACTTAATTTTTGTCCATACGTCATCCGATTCAACTTTGCCAGTTAAAAACCAAGTTCCCTCTGGCAATCCTTCGAACCCTTTAGCTGTTGCAAATCTTTCATTGTTTAATAATACTGATTCAAAGAATGTAACCCCTTCTATTAATTTACTCGAATGCTCAATATCTACAGCACTTGATAAATTATCTTTAACCCATTTTTGTTCTACTAATTCAATCGTTTCCTTATCAAACATTAAGTTAAATTCCTCACCAGCTATATTTCTATATATTAATTGATTTGGTATAAGTACCGGAGTAAATATTATTCTCTTGTCTTCGTTTTGAATTGCTAATTTGATTTCAGATTGTTTGTTAAACTTAATCCAATTTATTTGAATTGCTGGATCACTTACTAAACTTACAGTCTTTAATCCCATCTCTGAATCTTCGACATCTATTATTGCTTTCTTTATTGGTAATTCCATAATCTAATAATGTTTAAATTTTAAATATTGTTTATCCATAAGTGGATTCCGATACTAATTTGTTTACTCGATTTGTGGTGCTTCGGTTTTCAGTTTCTACAACGTATGCTTTAACTGGTGCAAAGTTATTATTTTGATTTCCACTAAATGTAGTTGACTGCCCTTGACCTGGTCCATATATTGCTGGAGCTTGAGCTGTTGTTGGTGATGCGTCTGCTGCTGCTGGTATTCCACCCGCTGTAGCTCCGCCCTCATCAAATTGTGTAGCATTTATTGCAGCAATGTTTGCGGCTGTAGTTGCAACTAAAGCGACTGCTCTTATTGCAGAAAGTATTCCTAATGTTGGATCGGGGATTGCAAAGATAGCACCTAATCCTAAGATACCATTTAATATAGCACTGGCTCTATTGAATTTTTTTTGTGTTTCAAATTGTTTACGAGCTAAGTCTTTTTCATCAACTGCCTTTTGTTCTAATATTGCTTTTTCTTCTTTAGAACCTTGCCTTACATTTTTTAATTTATCAGCATAAAGTTTATTATTTTTTTGTGATTCCTTTAGGTAATAAGTATCCGATAAAGTTTTTTGAACTGATAAAGTTGTTTGAGCTGCAATGTTTACCGATTCAAGTATATCTTTATGTAATTGTGTTTTCCTTGCTTTTTCATCCGCTTCAGCTTTTTTATCCGCTTCAGTTTTTTTATCCCTAGCAGCATTTTCTAAAGCTTCTTTTTCTTGTAAATATTTATTTGTAAGGTCAGTTGTATCTAATCCTAATAATTTAGCATTTGCAATATTAATTTTATAAATTTCTTCTAAATGTGCTTTTTGTAATATTAATTTTTCAGCATCATTGCCTTTTAATTTCTCTAATTCTAATTGATAACCACTTTCTAAGTTTGATAATTTAGTTTGTAATTCTTTTTTATCATCCTCTTTATCTTTATCTTCTTTTATCTTTTTAAATTTATTGCTTATTTCTAACTTATCTTTTTCGAAATTATCATTTAAAGCTTTTAATAATTCAGCATTTGCTCCTTTATTGTATAAGTCTTTTTGGTCCGCTAAAAACTTGTTTTTTAATATTGTTTGTTCTTTTTCTTGTTCATCTACTATTAATTGAGTTTGTAATTCTTTTAATTTACCTTGTAATTCAACTTGATAGTCTACTTGTTTATCCGCAGCTTCTTTTGAATCTTTAGAACTTTGGTTTAGTAATTTTTTCTTATCCTCAGCCGCCTTAGTATCTATTGCATTAATTGCTACTTCATGACCAGCTTTTTGACTTTTTAATTTATCTAAAACTAATTGTGATTCTTTAATTGCCTTATCCCCCTCAGATGCTACTTCTTTTGAATCAAAAAAATATGATGCTATACTTGATGATTTTTCAAAACTATCTGCTAATCCAAAATCTTTACCAAATGCTTTACCAGCTATATCAATACCTCTTAATAATGCTGTTATAGGTTCTGATATAAAGTTTATTATTCCTTGTAAAATATTTTTATTTCTTTCTGATGCTTCAAATTGTGCTTTCTTAGTAGCAATAGCATTATTCAAAGCAATTTGTGCAGCTAAAATTTCTTGCTCAGTTGCGGCAACTTTTAATTGTAATATTTCTTTTTCAGTTTTGCCTTGTAATTTTAAACTATTTTCAGATAATAAAAGTGCATCATATTTATCTTGTTCTGCTTTTAAATTTTCTTTTCCTAATTCATTTTGTTTCTTTAATTCAGGTGTTAATCCATCGACCACTCCTTTAATGTCATCCCAATAAGCATAAATGGTTCCTAATGCAATAACTAACAACCCTATTCCCGTTGCTGCAATAGCTCCCTTAATACCTTGTAATGATGTCATTGCGGCTTTACCCATTGACACAAAACCAGAACCCATTGCGGTTAATCCTGTTTTTACTTTGTCAAAATCTAAATTCATCAAACCCTCACGAACTTGACCGAATCCTTGTTTTAACATTTCAAAGCCAGTACCCTTTAAACTTTTACTAGAATCATTTAAATCCTCAATTTTATCTTGTAACTCAGCTATTTTTTTACCAGCATTAGTTGCTTCAACTGAAGTATCACCAAACTTAGCTGACATAAGAAGTTGTTCATCTCTTAAATCTTTTGTTGCTTTTTTTAAATCCTTAAAAGATGTTATTGTTCTTTCTACTCCATTGACTGTTATGTCAAACCCTATTTTTTCCTGTGCCATAATTATATTATAAAGACGTTAGTTGCATTTGATTTAATTGTTATTATTGAATATTGACCTGTTATTATTGTTTGTGGTAAAGCTGCTCCGTTTAATGTTTCCGATGCCACCCCGTATAACTTTACTGAGTTAGCAGTTGAATCAGTTCTAAAGAATGTGAACTCATAATCAATAAATAAAGTCGGGTCTATTGTTATCTTTATATTTCCAGCTATAGCACTTACATAAAAAAACGTGCAACTCCCATCAATGGTATAATTCGCTGTTATGGTTATTGACTTCTTAACTAATTGACTTGCGTTTACTTTTGCTAAATAAGAACCACTTGAATTATCTATTGTAATGGCATCCGATAAGTTTATACCACCGCTTGTTATTGTGCTATTGGCTGTTAAATTAACGCCTGTAAAATTACTTACTGATGATTCTATTACTACATTGTTTGAGTTCGTTAGCGTAACGCTATTTGCTCCTGAAGCTACAAAGTTATTATCACCCCCTACTATATTGCTATTGTAACCAAAGTTTATATTACTGCCATTTGCAGAACTTAAATTTTGCATTTGTAATATTGTTTTGCCATCACCGCCCCCATCACCTCCACTAAAATCAATATCGTTATCAGGAACGAATACAGCATAATCAGTTAACTTTAATAATTCGACCATTGTAGATTGTGGCTTCATAAAGTTGTAATCCTTAATGGCATTTACTATGTAATACCCATCATCCCAAACTACATTTCTAAAATCAAAGTTTTTAATATCGTATGCACTTAAATTATAATATCGTTTTTCAATCTTTGAACTTTTATCAGTTAATTGATTAATCATTCGAGAATAAAACCTATTATACAAATTGTTATTAGTATAAGTCGCCTGAGGATAAGTATAATAAACTTCGTGAGGTGTATCCCAATTTAAAGTTAAAGTAGGGTTATAAGGATTATCACAATCCCCAGCAAATGGATAGGTAGTATAAGTTGTTGATGTATTCCCATTTGTGTACCATAACTTCCAACTGCCATAATTCATAGCAATTAAACCCCCATAATAAAGAGATCGTATATTTGATTGTATTGGACTAACTGCTCCCGATTCAACTTTATAAATACTTGGTATTACTAATCCATTTTTATAGTTACCTTTTAAAGGAGTACCCGAATAAATTACACTTACATCTTTTGTTTGATTAATAAAATCATTATCGACATACTCAATATGTTTACCGAAAGTTTCTTTATAATCCTTTTGATATTTGTCATTCCAATAATCGGCATCCTCTTTATATTCTAATTCATATTTTAAAAAATCAAGTTCGCCTATTGGTAATACTTCACGCTTCATTGAGTAATCACGCTTATCAGACCAGTCTATTGAGCCACTATAAAAGTTTTCCCTATCTTCAATAAAATAATTATATTCATTATCCTTATCCTGGACCATGTAAAGATTATGCAATTTAAACTCCGACATTAACCAGTCTATTTGTTTAATATTAATCGGTAAGACTTTGTTTAAATCAACCACATCATCTTCATCAATATTTGCATTTACATAATTACCAGAGAAAAATGTTTTTGCACTTTTAATTTCTGCCCTTACATTAGATATAGAAGCTGTAATCATATTATAACTAGCATCAAAAAATTGATACTCTACATTCCAACCCATATCAACTTTAACATCTAATCCGCCATATAAAGCAAATGCTGGCAGCGATATTTTACGTTCTATATTTCCGATATTTAAAGGATAAAAAACAGTTGTATCAAATTCAAACTCTTCAAAAGCAACAACAATACCATTTACTTTTATGTTATAAAATATTTTTCTATTATTACCTATAAATTTTACATAAGTAGCAGTAACAAATGAACTGTAAAATATTTTAAAGTCTAAATTTATTAATGCTTCTATATTATAATTTACATATTTAAAAGCAGCATAAGTATTTGTAAACTTACCATTTGCAGAATTGTATTGACCAGCAGCGTTATTATAAGGCGAAGATGTGGCATTAAATATAATAGTATTTGTTGTTGCTGTATTTTGATTCCACGAATTTGAAGCTGGAACGAGTGCGGCCCAATTAGGTCCAATAGTAAATACACTTGTTCTACCTACATAGAATTGATTGTCTATTAATTGCTGCGGTGTTTTTTCAAACTTATCGCCACTTGTTGGAATGATTTGACTTTTGTAAAATGTTGAATTAAAAAATGTAGATGTATAGGTATAACCAGCATCGGAGAATATTTTATCTAATATTGTTTTCTTATATAATGCAGGTCTAAAGTATTTAATCTCAAAATCCCTTTCAGCAACTGGAAGTGTATTACCCGAACTTGGCATTACTTGATTTCCATAATCTATTAAAGGATAAACATATCCATTACCCAAAGCAAATGTAACAGGCGAACCAGCTACTTGTATTGATGTGGCCCAGCTATTAGTAACGTTGTTAAAAGTTAGATTGTGATTATAAGTACTAAAATTTAAACAGTTAGTAAACGATGTGTCATCGGGATTCGATAACAACTTATCTGCTATTTTTGTAAATACATTTCCAATAGTTCCCTTACAGCTACATTCATAAACAACCTCACCAGTCGAATCATCAACATTTATTTTGATTAGTTGTAAATCTCCTTTAAACTGAAGAACCGAATTAACATAGTAATATATATCGCATTTCTTATTAGGATTAAAATAATTTAAACTAATGTTAGACTTCCAAATTAACTCAAAGAATTTATTAATGTCCTTAGTTCCAGGAAACGTAATTGTCTTTGAAAAACTTGCATTTTTTTTATCAGGATTACGTATATCCGATATTAAAAAGTTAAAGCTAATAGGTATCTCATCAATATAACTAACATCGTATTCTATAGGAGTTGCATCTTGAGTATATAATAAAATTTTTATATCGTTCATCCTTTTTGTCTTTGATTGTTGTGAGTAAATAATAAATCAAAAGTTAAATTTCTTAGCTTATCATTATTCTTAGATACATAAGTTCCATTAGTTACCTTTACCGAAGCATAACCCTGAGCAGTTCCCAAATCTAATTTAACATCGGGCGAAGAAAACAAATCTTTATACTTTAATAACTCTGCCTTTGTTACCCAGTCGCTATTTAACTTTAATCCATTTTGAACGTTTACAATAGTTGGTTGTTCTACAGCTACCGAATAATCCAAAGTCATTACATTAGATACAACAGTCCAGGGTGAACGTTTAAAAGTTGTACTCGTTTTAGTAGAGTTTAATTCAGCTACCTTGCTACAATGCAAAGTTTCATAAGCTCCCGTTGTTGATAAATAATGAAGCGTATAAACATCAAATCTTGGACTGCATTTTATTGTATATCTTTTAACTTTAAATGGAGCTAAATTAGAATTTATCTCAGCCATTATATCGTAATATTCAACACCTACTAAGTAACTTGCATTAATCCCATCTATGCCCTTTTTACCGACATCAATACATACCATGTTAGTTTGATAAGCTCCAGTTGAATTATATCCATTTGTAATCGTATAAGTATTTAACACCGATCCCGCAGCATTATAAGTTCTTAAATAGATTTTAGGTAAATCAGTTTGGCCTTCTAAAACCATCCAATATAAAAAATTACTTCTATTATTAAATGTATAGTCGTCTGCTAAGTCCGATAACAAAACAGGGTAATTAAGATTAGGATTTGTACTTAAATCCCAAGTGTAATTTTTACTATTGTATTGCGAAAACGTAAGCATTTCTAAACTACCATTCCAAACAATGTAATCAATATCAGTTCCTGAAGTAATTGTGCCAGGTAGTGGCGAACCATAAATCTCACCGATATTTACTCGTATCTTACGAATACTTGTATTTTGTTGGAACCCATAAACATTAACAGGAATGTAATTAGTCATTAGTAGTTCACTAAACTTCGAAGCATCGAATTGAAGCTTGCCACTTGGATTAGGTAAAAACTTTTCGGTTACACTATAACCACTTAATAAGTCCGTTACTACAATGTAATATTTAAAGTTAGGTTGTGCTGTATATATACTTGATGCAACAAACCATTGATTATTATAACAAGGCACATAACCGTAATATAATGCGTCTGTAGGTTTACTAAGTATTGTTATTCCTGTTGCCATATCTATTTGTATTTAATATTATTTTTATGTTTCTTCATATCTATTAGTCTTTATTATTATCTCTATATCTTTTTTCATTGCAGCTGCTATATCTTTTGTTAATTGCTCTTGCCTTCCATCGTTTACAACCTCATCAAAAAAGTGAATACCCCAATATCCTTTATCTTTTAATTTTCTTCTTACTAAAAAGTCCATTGCTTTTACAGCTTCTGAAAACTTCATTACCTTTAACACTTTCTTTTTTCTATTAGTTTTATTTTCAGCTTGTCTTTTTAACCTATCTTTTAAATTGTTAGTTTGAAAACCTGGTATTAAGTTACGTGACTTTATCCATTTATCTATTCTTGCACCTTGACTAACTCCAGCTGGTTTACGACCTGTATCAACAGCTTCCCAATAATCATTCAAATAAACGTTTAATTTAATACCATCAGCCGAATCTACAACCCTATATTTAATTGAAGCACCCAAAGCACTTTCTCCAGGATTAGGTGATGCACCTTTATATTTACTTTGATAGAATGCTGCTTTAGCTTGTAGTTTATCAGATAAGCTTTTACGCAAATCCTCTACTACCTTAGTACCGAAAGCTTCTAATATTTTTTCAACTTCATTCATTTATACTTTGTGCAAATTGTTCACTTTCTGCTTTATGTTTCATATACTGTATTCGATTTAAAAACCTAGCAATCGACCACTCCATTAATTCATCCTCTTTAAATGGATCGCCACCAGTAATTGAATCGATTATAAAGTACCAACCATATTCTTTTCTGAAAGATTTAACTCCCTGTTCACTTCCTCCATGTGTATCGCTATCTCCTTCTGAACTTGATCCAAAGAGTTCAACAAATCCGCTTTCAATTTTTCGGACCTGCTGGAGTAAAAAAAAAGTGTCCCATAGACATCACCCACCTTTCCATAATTATAAATAACATCGCTTATTTGTTCTACGTTATCGGAGTTAAATTTATACTTACTGAATACAGGACACTTAACATATATCAATGCTAAGATTTTATGAAGGTTATTAATTACATCGGTTTCATATTGCTTTAAAGCTGTGTATTGATTTGTCTTAAAATCCTTTTCATCTTTACAAGCTTTGTATCTTGTCCCATCATGCCAAAACGTATTCTTTAACCTTGTGTTCGGCTTTGAATTAATAAGTAATAATACTTTACTCTTAACATTTTCAAGTTCGTTAAAACTCATATTCTCGTATTCCGATACCGAAATGTCAGTAAAGCTGGAAGCTATTTGAATAATTTTATCAATGTTTTCTAAACTCGAAGTTCTTATATTCTCGTATTCGATAAACTCCTTTATTGTTAGGTTATTTACATTTGTTGGTATCATCATATATATAATGTTTAAAATTTTACTTTTGTTTGCCGAGCCACTGGTTAGGATTTATATTCATTATTCAAACAGTTGGTTACAAATTGTAGCCATCTATTCAAAGTCCATCCAGTCCGATAAGCTACTTAACTTATTCATTGCCAAATATCTGAGTGCGTCTATGCAATTATGAACTAATATACCATTAGCAAAATACTCGTGTTCATCTTCAATCATTAAATCATAAACATTAGCTTGATAGCTTTCTCCTATCTCTAAGTGCTTTAGCTTTGCAGTTTTGATGACAATATTTTGTTCTTCCTGTATGCCTTGTTTGATATTCTTTTTTACATACTTCGCATACATGTTTATTAAATATTCTTTTAGCATAAATTTCTTTACCATGTTCTGAATGCCACTTTTTACCATTATCTGACTTATGCCATTCTTTAGCGGATTCAATACCATTAGCATGAAATATTTTAAACCATTCAGGATTGTTTTTAACCCTTTGCTTACCATGTTCCGATAAGTGTTTATTGACTTCAACAATTTCAAGATTTTGAATATTATTATTCCAAGTATTGGAATCCTTATGGTGTACATGATAACCTTTTGGAATATCCCCATTATAAAATTTCCAAACTGCAACATGCAATCTTTTATTTCCGATTCCAAAATATTTTTCTTTTGAATATAATTTATATTCTTTATTATTAAATCTTTGTGTAGGTAAACCATTTGACCCGATTTCAATTTTGATATTTGTTTCCATCCTTTAGTAGTTTTTATTTTATGTTCTTTTGTAGAAACTAAAGTTACATTAAAAATATCGTTTTGTATCGAATAGTTAATAACTTGTTGCAACCCGTTATTAAATACTTTTAAAACTTTCTTATATCCATTTGATGTTAATACTAAATCATTTACTTTTATTTCATCAATCCTAACTAAACCCTTATTAGTTGTAATTAAAGTTTCTCCTATAAAACAATGGTTATTGTCATCAACTGGGTTCTGCATTTTATTTCCATCCCTATCAACATCCCAACAATAGTTTCTTAACTCCTTAATTAAGTTGGTGCTATTCTCAGTTACCTTAAAGTGTATCTCTTGCAATAAAGATATGGAAGCTCTAATACTATCGGGTCCTTTCTTAGCTGGACTAACTGAAAAACCTCTACGCCTTAAATCTTCTATTGACTTTGGTTCGGCACTATCAGCAATAATATCTGAATATTCCGATACTCCGAGTTTAATTAGTTTGTCTATAATATCTGAGTTGGTTAGTTTAGTTTGATATATCAATTCATCGAAATAATATTGTTGGCCTGACTTATAACAAGCTACTAAAGCTGTTGGATCATTTGAATATCCCCAGTCTAAAGAATAAGCAATCAATTCAGCATCCTTAGGTATTGAGGGTGCAATAGACCAATTCTCAAAGACCGTACCTTGTAACGTACCAACTTGCCCTAAGCCATAAACCTTATACCAATTCTCCCAATGTTTTGATGTCTTTGCTTTCTCTTTAGCTTTTAATATAAAGTTTAATGCACTTTCAGGACACGCTTCGTTATCAAGATAATTGATAGTTAAAAAGTCGACATCATGGTCACCCTTTAATTCTTTGTGAAACCAAAACTCGTTTACAGGATTCCAGTCTAAATAAATTCCCTTCTTTGTTCGAGCTGCTAATTCAGTATAACTATGCAAGGTCATATTATTGCACTCATTCATGTATAGATAATCACGTCTTGCACCCCTTAGTTTAGAATCACTATCTGCACTAAAGAACTCAATAACCGATTGATTAGCAAATGTATATTTAAAGTCAGT